ATAATATGACTTGTTTTTCTTGTATTAAGTTAGCCCCAGCGCAGTAATTGGAGAGTGCATAATGAGTAAAGCAGCAGAGCTAGCCGCATTGATTGGTTCAGGTCAAGCGCAGACTGCGTCTAATCTTATAATCAATGGTGGCATGAGAATAGCCCAACGTGGGACCTCGTCCACGACAAGTGGCTATGCAAGTGTTGATAGATTTAAGCTGACATATGGCGGTGGTGGTACAATTACTCAAAGCCAACAATCTTTGACTAGTGGTAGTCCGTATCAAGAGGGTTTTCGCAGTTCTTTTAGAGCAACTGTTACTTCTGCAAGTAATGCTGCTGGAACTTATGCTCAAATTGAACAACCTATTGAAGCACAAAACATGGCCCAATCAGGTTGGGAATACACAAATTCAAACAGTAGTTTGACTTTTAGTTTTTGGGCTAAGAGTTCATTAGCTGGAACTTACTATGTTCAGTTTAGAACTTTTGATACAGCATCGTATTATTATAATAAATCTTTTACGCTTGCAGCAAGCACTTGGAAAAAAATAACTTGCACAGTCGCTGGTAATTCAAACCTCACTATTAACAACGACAATGGTGAGGGATTCCGTGTTATAGTTATTCCTGATTATGGCACACAATATACTGGCGATGCAGAGGCGGTTACTGGTGCGTGGTACTTAAGAACTCAAGCTGATGGATATTTCCCAAACTTTGCCCAAGATTGGCATAATACGGGAAGTGCTACGTTTGAAATAACAGGCGTACAGCTTGAGGTGGGAGATGTAGCCACGGCTTTTGAGCATGAAAGCTTTGGAACTACGTTAGAGAAATGCCAACGATATTATGTTAAACTTTTAGCAGACACAGCATACGATGCTTATGGGTCAGGATTTTTTTATGCGGCAGCACAGTTTTATGGAATAATTAGAGTGCCTACTCGTATGCGAACTGTCCCTACTATGTCCACAAATGGAAGTTTCGCCGCAATGAATAATGCCCATCACGATGCTATGGATAGTTTAATACTTAATAGATGTTTGGTTGATGGTCTATGTATAGAAACTTATTCAAATATGAGTACAAATCAGGGAATAGTAGGTCACGGAGGCCACATTAGAGATAACAATGATGGTGATTCCTTTATAGAAATAATTGCGGAGTTATAAATGGTTATTACAAATGCAAAATATCATGCACTAGATGGTAACAAAGATTTACCAAATGCCTCAATCGTTTGCATAATAGACGGAACGCGTTGTTCTGTGCCTATAGCGGAAGATAATACAGAATACATAGAAATCATGCGTCAAGTAGAAGCTGGTGAACTAACAATAGCAGATGCGGATTAATGAATGGAGCCGATAACAACAGCTATTGCTGCGGTTACTGCGGCTTCAAACGCAATAGGGTTTATCAAGGCTCGAATCAATGATGTTCAATCTGTTGCTGATATTTCAGACCAGATCGGTACGTTATTCTCAGCGCAAAAGAAACTCAATGAAGAACGTAATAAACAAGCTGGTGTTGGTGACATCAACATTCGCAGTTCAATTGATGCAGTTCTTGAATCCAAAAAACTTAATGAGCAGATGCAAGAAATTGCTACGATGATTAATATGCGTTGGCCTAAGCCAGCAGACCAACCTAGCACATGGCAGGAGATTCTCAATCATCATAATCAGAAACTCAGGGAACAAAAAGAAGCGATTAAGAAAGCGAAAATTGAAGCGGCTCGTAGGCAACAAGAAATGGCAGAGACAATTAAAGCGTGTGCAATTATCTTCTGTGTACTCTTGGTAGTAATATTTTTATTTGCTGTAATGTTTATGACAATTACTAGAAGTGGATAAATACCATGATTACTGTAGAACAGTTTTTGAAGTGGAAAATATTGCCACGATTTATGATGCTTGTATCTACAGCAATGTCGTGGCGATGTGCTGAATGGTTTATGAGTTTGGATGTGCCAACTGCTAGTCAATCTGCATTTGTATCTGTAGTTATGGGTGTGATGACAGGTGTGTTTGGCATATGGATGGGACATGAGCATAAGGGGGAGTAAATGATACAGGCTTTAATCGGCCCTATAGCGTCACTGGCTGGCACTTGGATGGAGTCAAAGGTAGAAGCTACCAAAGCTAAAGGTAAGGTCGCTCAGGCAAAGGCAGAGGCCGAAGCAGAGTTGATGAAGCATGAGGCTGGGTGGGAAAAGGTTATGGCTCAGGCTTCTGACAATAGTTGGAAGGACGAGGCGTGGACGATTCTCTTTATTATTATAATAGGTATGTGTTTCGTACCGCCTCTTCAGCCATTTGTTAGGGATGGCTTTGAGGCGTTAGAAACAACACCAGAGTGGTTTCAGTATGCCGTTTACGCTAGCATAGCAGCAAGTTTTGGTTTGCGGTCATTGAAGGGAATAAAGAAATGAAGTTGTCAAACAATTTTACATTAGATGAAATGGTAAAAAGCCAGACAGCAGAGCGTAAAGGGATACCGAATACACCTGATGATGATCAGATAGAGTCTATGAGATTGTTGTGTGAGAATATATTGCAGCCGATTCGTGATGAATATGGGCCGTTTATTGTATCGTCAGGCTTTCGCAGTGGTGAGTTGTGTGTTGCCATAGGTTCAAATATCCACAGCCAGCATGCAAAGGGTGAGGCTGCCGACTTTGAAGTTGCTGGTGTGGATAACTATGGGCTGGCTGTATGGATACAAGACAACCTCGATTTTGATCAGTTAATATTGGAGTGTTATACTGGTGGTAATAGTGGTTGGATACATTGTAGCTACAAGCCAGAGGGTAACAGAAAGCAAACATTAACTTATGATAGGGTAAATAACTATCGTGAAGGGTTGCTTGCTTCATAAGTAATAGCAGAGTACCCGGCTATATCTAGCCAACTATCTTCTGAACTGTTGAATTTAATTCGTGCTATTTTTAATAGCATCATCATTACACCTACATCTTCTATACTAAATTGTTTACCTGTATATGCATTCCACAGGTCTGCAATGGCTTGTAAACAATCTTTTGGATCGCCATACTCTCTTGACTCTACAATATTAATTGCCTCGTTTAGAAACTGTACTCTATTCATTATGCATACTCCTCTTCATCAATAGGTATGTGGTACTTTTGTAGTTGTCTAACTCTGTTACGTTTGAATTTTTGCACTTGTGCAAATATCCAGCCGCGCATACCCGAACCTTTTGTTTCAACTAATTTACCGCAATCTGTGCAGACAAAGTTTGCTTCACCATATTGAGCAAGCATAACTTCGCCAATGGTTGATGGCGGCATGGTACATATTGCACAGGTATCGCCATGCCATATCATTTTACCTGACTCTTGTATTTCTATTAGGTCTATAAATCTTGGGTCATAGGCTGATGCTTTGCCATGATGTTGTTCTTCAATAAAGTTATCTTTGTAGTTATAGAACGGTGCAGATGATTCACCAGCTATTGTTGGTTTATCTACCGTTCCTTTCTTTGCATTACTAGCAGACAACAATCCATCTAAATGAATTTTGTTTACAACTTCATTGGGAGTTGGTGAGTATCGTAACCAGTTTGTTTTTGATTTTTTTGTACGGAGTGCAATGTTGTTGAGTCTGGTTTGTTTAGCACTTATGGTTTCTTCGGCTGTTTCAATGCCCATCTCTTCTAGTTCACGTTGTATCCTGATAGGAGAGTTCTTAGGTAAGTGGGCGTGAAGGTCTACAGATTTAGGCTTTCGTGGTCTGCCTTTTGGTTTGAAACCATAGGAATCTATAACTGCTTGCCGTCTTTTAGATATTTTTGGCATGACTAATATGTCCGTTTATTGACGTAATAACATTCTACACAGTTACCATTTGAAACTAATCTATCTGCAACATGCCCATGAATACAGGTAGTGCCAGTAAAGAATGTTTTTAGTCCTTGTTCTTTGGCTTTATCACGACTGATCTTTTGTTTGTATGATGGATTGTCACTTACTAATCTAAGTGCGTCTTTGATTTCTTCTATTGTAGGTACTTTCATTATTGCCTCCTAATGAACGAGAAAAGAAATTGTAAACGATAAAGTAAATGCAAGGTAACATATAAGAAGAAATGTAAATAAGTTACTTAATTTCATAATGCCCTCCAATAAAAAAGCAGGGATACGGCTGACATATCCCTGCTCTATCCGTTTCGTGTAGCCGTAAAGACTATCCTAGAACGGAATATCATCCTTGATAACCTCAGATATTTGTGAAGTTTCTTGTGTATTTTGTGAACCATTAGACTGTCGTGGTTCACGTTTTAGAGACAGATATTTCTTACCATCTTTCTCTCGTTTCCAACCTGCCATTCTATAGTTGTTGTCCATTGGGCCACTATAGTTTGGCTTTTTGTTGTCAGGTGTAGCATCATCGTCTGCATACAGCACACCGACACGCTGGTAAACTACAAGCACATTACGATCTTGTTTATCTGTATCTGTAACAAGAACTAATTGTTTCTTGCCATCACCATCGTAGTCACAGCTACCTGTTAGCAACATACGTTGTTTGTCTAGTGGGGGGAATGCAACCCCCCTATTTGTATTATCATATTCCATAGGCACTCCTTTACAATTCAAACTCTGAACCAACTGGTTCATCGTTGTCTGGTTTTACAACATGCGGTTTGCTTCTTGATGCATCGTTGCCATCGTCATCTTCTGATGGCAAGCCATACGCTGATTGCAATGCATAACGTTTAGCGTAGGTAATACCACTACCCATTTGTTGTGGGTTGTCTTTATCTTTTACTCGCACAGGGCAAAGACTTTCTTTTCTTTCACCTGATGGTACATGCGTAATGATTGTCTTTACAACTTGTACAACATGCCCTTCGATAGCAACCAAATCCAATGGCTGTGTAAAATACAAACCAAACTGGTTGCCTTGTCGGGCTGCATCCATCACAGCTTCGAGTGTAGCATATGTGCTTTTAAAGTGTGGGTTCTTACCATCTTTAGATGCAGACAGTGCAAGCATTTGGAATGCAAGCATAGCTTCATCAAAATCTGCAATAGTTTTATTCTTCTGTTCCTTCTTGTCCATAGTAGCCTCCGTTACAGGACGTTGATACGACAAGCACCGCGCTTGTCGCGTTTGATAGATAACGATTTACAAAACACTTCTCTTTCATCATCACGAATCAACTCTTTCAATTCTTTTTTTGCTTTGTCGTGTGCTTTGGCATCTTCCATTGTGTTTACAAAATCAGATGCAAGAGATGTAAAGTAGTTATCCTGACTAGCATCTCTGGCTTTTAGGCCATTGATCTTTACAGATGACCAATCAATCTTCCATGAACTTATGTCATGGCTTGGCTCTGTATCAGTCTCAACTAAATGCCAGAACTCTTTTGCTCGTTTGCAAACTGCATTTAAATATTTGCCATCATAATCTACAACACGATAGTCATGTGTGTTGCCAAAGATTACAGACAGATACGCTTTGTTAGTCGTAAAGAGATTCATGTATAACTGTATCTGTGGCATGTACGAATCAAGCATATCATCCATATTGCGATTGCTGGATGTATGTTTGCATTCAATTATGTATGGCTCACCTTGTTCGTCTACAGCTTTAGCATCTATTTGCCCCTTGAATGGCACACCACTAAGATGCTGAACAACAGACTCTTCACTTACATACTGATCTTCTGAATGCTGTATAGCAAGGCCGGTATCTCTTGCAAGCCAGCGTAGATTAAACTGTTCTGTGTAAGTACCAAGCTGCACTCTAAATATATGGTCAAGATTTTCTGGTTCTTTGCGTCCAGTTTTTACCAGCCATAGATCGTGCCAGTCACCTTTCATAATTGTGTAGAGGTCTGAACCTCCGATAAAACCTTTTCTGTTCATTCTATGCCTCCTTAATGAACTGCATTATTGCACTATAGTCGCGTATTTGCAACAACTTTATTGAGTAACCCTTGCACATCTATAGGCTTGGTTTTCTTTTCATGCCTATGGATAAAGTAAAGCAACGAATAAGGTGGGTCTTGTTTCTTATTCAGCTTGTACTCCAACACACCAACAGCATCATCTATAAATGAATCTACTGTATATCCTTTAGACAACAGATCATTTGCAAATTCTTCTTGCCGTAGGTTGTGATGAAATTTTTTAGAACCAAAACGTTTCTCAACTTCTATTTTATATCTAATACAAAGTTCTCTATTATTATCTATATTAGGTTTTAGTAGGTTAGTGTCGCTCTGAGCGACAGGTGTGTCGCTGACAACGACACGATAGAGGTTCGAGTCGAATGGTCTTTCAATACGTTTGATTAGTTTACGCTCCTCTAAATAATTTAATTTTTTAGCAACACTTGATCTATGCATACCAGTACGCTTGGCGAGTGTGGCTGTTGAGGGCCAGCACTCGCCAGCTTCATTGGCGTAATCGCATAGAGTAACAAGCAACCACTTGGCTAGAGGGTCATCAATCTCTAGCCGCATGGCATCAGCCATGTGTGTAAACACTATCTATTTGATGCCATAGCTAGCAAATGAAACTGTTGGATATTCATTTGAAAAATAATATTGCGCCCATCGCTTGCCACCCTTTGATAGCATGCGTGTTTCTATTGCATGCCCTTCACATCGCAACTCGCTTATACGAGATGCTAGACGCATGCATCCAAAACTGTTAAGAGCTTCCATTGGTGTAATGGAACCATGTTTGTTTAAATAATTTAAGACTTTTAATTTTTGATTCAAACTCATATTAGCCTCCTTTAAGTTTGACATTATAATACATCATATGACATAGTAATATCACATTCATGTTTCTTCC